ACAATGCCAGAGTAACAGACAAATCGGTCCTCGACCCGGTTGAGTGGCGGCAGGAATAGCAGCGAGTATTCCGGCGGCGTCTTAATCATCCACCAGTTGAGGAACTTCATGGGTGGGCGCGGGTCCGAAGGGTTCGGACATTTCTCGGAAGAGATTTGTTTAGGGTTGTGCGTTTCCACCATATTTTTGTGGAACATCCACTTAAAATCTACGCCTGATCCATCGCTGTTGGATACAAACTCAACGTCAGCGGCCAGTGGTATAATGTAGCCAACGGAAAGCGCGTCGAGGAAGGGAGAGCATCTTTTTATGGTTGATGTTCCCAGACCCTGATTTCCCAGCTTCATAGGCAGAGCCTTGAACCAGTCGGGGATGTTCTTTTTGGAAGGGTAGGGTGTCGGGATTATACCATAGTCCTCTTCGGCGCAGAGGAACTCAATCTCGTCGTTCTTGAACGCGGTCCTAAACATCAGTTCTGTCCGTTGCCCCTCTTGTAGTAAATGCTCCCCCCTTTGACGGCGAGGATGCACCTAGAAACCTCCCGCTCGCCCATGAGTATATGGTCGTCGTGAAGGTTTAATTTCTCGTTATTATTTATCCAGTTACGTTGGTACTGCGGTAATCCGTCGAACGCGGCCATGACGGCCCTGCGCCTGCTCTCGTCTACCACGTTACCGTAATTGTACCAGAACCACCACCCGATCCTACGGTGACGGAGATTTGTTGGAAGGGATAAACCTGAGATGCGGTGGTGTTACTTGTGGGGGCTACAGAACCAGAATTGCCAGCGCCGCCTGAGTTAAAGGACCCTGCGTTACCAGAAGTTGCGCCTGTACCCGCCGAGCCGGTAGTACCTGCATTACCGTTAGCCCCCGCATTGCCCGGTGTGCCTGCGCTGCCAGCAGTAGCGCCTGTACCATTCGCGCCGGTAGTACCTGCGTTACCGTTCGCTCCAGCGTTACCCGGAGAGCCTGCACTACCGCCAGTCGCACCGTTGCCGTTTGCGCCCGTAGTACCTGCGTTACCGTTTGCCCCAGCATTGCCCGGATTACCCGCGCCGCCGCCTGTCGCACCGCTACCACCGCCACCGGGATTACCCCCTGCGCCAGAACCACCAGCATTACCGGCACTGCCGCAAGCATAGCAACCACCGGCACCACCGCCGTTACCGGCACTTGTATTATTACCCGCTAATCCCGGATTGCCGCCACCGCCACCCTGTCCGCCAGCACCGCCGCCACCACCGCCACCACCGCCTGTGGAACCAGCATTGCCAGCCGCGCCCGGATTACCCGCACCGCCCGCGCCGCCGCCGTTACCGCCGTTACCATTACTACCGGGGTTGCCCGAATTGCCTGTAGCGCCGGGATTGCCAGCATTACCCCTAGCCCCACCTGCGCCGCCATTACCATTGGTGCCGGGATTGCCCGAATTGCCTGTAGCGCCGGGATTGCCAGCATTACCCCTAGCCCCACCAGCCCCACCAGTACCGTTATTACCGGGATTGCCGGGGTTCCCGGTGCCGCCCGAATTACCAGCAGCGCCGCCCGTTCCATTGGCACCCGTTCCAGCAGTTCCGCCATTACCGCCAGCGCCGCCAGCAAAGCTCGCTATGTTACCAAAAGTTGTCGCGTTCCCCGTATTACCGGGATTGCCGACATTGCCGTTTGCAGCGCCCGTGCCTGCGTTACCATTTGCGCCAGCATTACCCGGACTACCAGCAGCGCCAGAAGTTGCGCCTGTACCATTCGCGCCGGTAGTACCCGCATTACCGTTGGCCCCGGCATTACCGGGGCTACCAGCCGCACCAGCATTTGCACCAGTGCCATTAGCGCCGGTATTACCGGCATTCCCGTTTGCTCCTGCGTTACCCGGAGAGCCCGCGCTACCGCCTGTCGCACCGCTACCACCGCCACCGGGATTACCCGGATTTCCGTTCGCGCCAGCATTACCCGGATTACCGCCGCTACCGCCTGACCCACCGCCACCGCCACCGCCGCCACCGCCGCCAATGTTGTAATTACAGCAACCTTGAGGAGAGCCAAGGCCACCACCGCCGCCCGTTCCACCAAAAGGACTACCACCGGGTCCGCCGGATCCACCCGCAGGAAACCCTGCATTCCCACCAGTACTTCCTCCCGGATTGCCAGCCGCGCCGCCACAGCCAAAATAAGAGCCGCCGCCGCCGCCGTTACCACCCGCGCCACCCGCACCGCCACTACCGCCATTACCGTTATTACCGGGGTTGCCAGCGTTGCCCGACGCACCGGGGTTACCTGCATTGCCGCGTGCGCCACCAGCGCCACCGTTGCCATTAGTGCCGGGATTGCCCGAATTACCTGTAGCGCCGGGATTACCTGCATTGCCGCGTGCGCCACCAGCGCCGCCATTACCATTGGTGCCGGGATTGCCAGCGTTTCCTGTCGCACCGGGGTTGCCTGCGCTCCCCCCTGCTCCACCAGCGCCACCATTGCCGTTATTGCCCGGATTACCCGGATTTCCAGCAGTACCGGGATTACCGGCACCGCCCGCATTACCCGTTCCGCCTTTGCCAGACAAATTAACGCTGTAGACCCCAGTCGGAACCGTAAAGGTTCCCGACGTGTTGAAGGTCTGGCTGCTGGACCCGACGCTAGTCGAGCCGAGGTGGGGCAGAGGCATTGTTAAGCACCGCTCGTCGAGCCTGATGAACGCCCCATGGCGTAAAGTTCTGCAATGTTAGATGACAGTATGTTTTGCAGACCCATAATTACAGCCTTCGGCCACTGATCTAACGGCAGAACGTCATCGCATTTAGTGAAGATCAGGAATGGAAACTCGTTAAAAGTATGCAGACCATCCTCAAAAACCCAATCATTTAGAGGGGGGAAAACTTCTGCGTGCTGCGCAGGATCAGCATAATTCAGCCAGTTATACTTGATCCCCAGACTATCTAGGTGCGCCTTGGCTTTGTAGCTGTCGCTCGTCTCGTCCTCAACCCACTTCAAGGTATCGTGTTCGACACCATCGGGGGTTGTCACCTTTGTCGGAACCTGAACATAGGTCACGGCGGTGTTGAGATAGATAGCGTCTATTTTGGTAAATGCCATGACGGCCCCCTTCCTTACAAGTTAGCCAAAGACAGCGAGCCGAAGTACGTCGTGCCGCCGTCAAACGTGATGAAATTGAAAATATCAACCTTGCCAACCGTTGTTGTCAGGGAAGGAGTCGAATTATTAGGGAACTTTACAGAAGCAGGCCAAGTGGCCGTGTAGGAACCCGATCCACCCTGCTTGATAGCAATCAGGAAATTAGACGTTGTGCCGCCAGCAGCCGGGTTTGAGAACGTAAATGTCGTGCTACCGGTCAAAGTTATATTGAAAATGTTAGCCGTAGACATGTCAACGGTGAAGGTGCCGGTGACGGTTGCGTTAGTCGTGGTTGTTTCGCGGTAGGCTGCAAACGTAGGTGTGGTCAGCGCCGTTCCGTTAAAAGTTAAAGTCGCCGCATCAGTGAGTAGACCATCAGTTGTAACAAAAGGCACACGACCTGAAGTAAGCGCGGCGCTGTTAAGGTTTACAGACCGCTCTGAGGGGTAAGTTACGAAGACGTTGGAAGTACCACTAAGGGTGATCTTAGTAGTACCGCCCGCGCTGGAGGAAAGTACAGTAGTACGTGCTAGTGTAGTACCAGACGACGTGTAGGTACCGATACCAACTTCCCAGTTGTTACCGCTCGTAAGCGTGTAGTACGTCGTATTACCATCACCTACAACCGCAAAAGACTGATAGCCAGTAAGGGCACCAGCAAGTGTTACCGTGCCAGTGCCCGTTGTGGTAGTCGTCTCTTGTACGCGGTCTGCGAGAACTAACGCCATTTAGGCAATCCTGATGATAGCCGTCGTGTTGGTGGCGGCAGGGAAAATGATGGTAAAGTCACCCGCAGTGGATGTCTTGTCCGAACCAAAGTCCAACGCACACACCGCAGCGTTCGTCAGCGTGGTGTTCGCCGTGCCGTTAGCCGAAGGCGTGGTGTTATAGATAAGCGCACCGCGAGCCGTGATTGTGGCCGTGCTGAACGTCAGGTCGCTGAAGTCCGTGAAACCCGTACCCGCCGAGGCATTGGTGTTGGTCGCAGTCACACCGCTATTAACCAGTGCGCCGCCGCCAGCCGAATAGTTCGTGCCGGTAACTTCGTTGGAAGACGTATATGCCGTGGTGTTGGCGTCAATCGTAGCCGACGAAGTATATAGCGCCAGCTTGAAAGAGTCGCCGGATGTAGCCCGGAAGTCGTGCACGGCCAGCATAAGTTCGGCTTTAAAGCTAGTGCACATTGTCTGCGTGATTGCCATGGTATTCTCCTTAACTTTCTAAGATTGAAGCCAACTCTGGGTGGCCTACGTTGTTGAGTTTATTTACCAGAGTAACATGATTAGACCTAATGGCCTCGTGCATGTAGAACACCAGCACCTTGCGGATGCTGTCTTTAAAAGCTTCGGCCTGATCCCGGATAGCGGGATGGCTCTGGCTACCTACGTAGACAATCTTGTTCAGCGCACGTTCGGCAATTTCTTCAGGCGTAAACCCACGGTTGCTGGTGGTCTGCACCATGACGCTGCCAGCTTCGACACCAAAAAGGATGGACATGTCGCTCATCGAACGGGGTACCTGATCTGGGTTGTACGGTACATGTCTTGCCGGTTCTTACCTTCACCCAGCGCCTTGAGCTGCGCCAGCGCTTCGTTATACCGCTCTTGGTACTTAGCAAGGACATCAGCCTCACCTTTCATGAAGGTGTAAGCTTCCAGCAAAGAGCCGTAGAGCAGGGCAGAACTGAAGTTGTCACCCAACCACGACGTACCAGCGGTCACGATAGACTGCGGGTAGTAGAAATAGTGCAGTTCCATTTCGTAGCTTGCATCCGGCGTAGGGCCGAGGATGTAGGAGTTCTGGTCAAACATGGCATAGTGGGTGGGCTTGCCAGTGGTCGCCGGGTACGGGAACGCTTCGCGGATGAAGTTAACATCCTTGTTCAGTAGGTACTCGTACGCCCCGCTAGTCGGGTCGATCACAGCAAGTGAGAAGTTAGCCAGCCAGTCAGACGGTACGCTCAGATACTTGTTCGCAGCCGTAGCATTGCCCGTCACGTTCTTACGCAGTTCAAGCAGCTGCACATTATTGTATAGGCGCTGCTCAGCCTGTTCGACAAACGTAGCTACCTGCTCCGCAGACGTGAGACCACCAGACCCCGCCGTGTCCGGGAAGTCGTTCTCAGTGTAAGCCTGTATCGTTTCGACAAGCGTGGCGTAGTTCATTAGCCCATCTTTTTGCTGCTATTGGTACCCTTGGTCGCCGCGCCAGTGCCCCGAGTCTTCAGGGTCTGGGTGTTGGCAACGTTATTCGGGTAGCCACTATTGCCGTTAATTGGCACCGGCTTCGGCTGTCTGTAAGTAGTAATAGCCATCTACGTGCCCTTCTTCTGGTTTGCCACCTTGGCGAGACCGCGACCCAACGTCTTCATCTGCATGTTAGTCTTGCCGCCCTTAGCCAGCTTCGTCAGCGGCTTACCCGGGTGCATACCCTTTTCATGCTTGTGGACAGCGGCCTTAACCATGCCCTTATCCTGCTTAATATCGCTTTTAGCCATCTGGTACTCCTATGTAATTTGTATGGTCACTGTGCCTATTTGTCCTTGCCCTACCAAACTATCTGTAAGACCTGATAACTGCAAAGGGTTGTTTAACCCCACAGGGTTGTAGCCCCACTGTATAACACGACTACCGCCCGAAGGGTCACCAAAAGATATAGCCGCCGTGGGGTTTGGGGGGTTAACCGTCAAAATCTGCAAACCGGTCAAACCAGCCTGTAGGTACGTGGTATCCCGCCTTGGGTTGCGCAGAGCCTGTGGGTCGTCCACGGGGTACATACCCAGCTGGAGCTGGGGCTGGTCAGGTTCCCAGCAGGTGGGGCAAACCAAGATATTCACGTTCTTAGTCTTAATGACGAGCTGCCGCAGCTCCTTCAGCATGTACTGAAAGCCGCACCTATCGCACATGGCGATGGCTTTTTTACCAGAGGCGAACCTATTGGGCATAGCCGCCCCCTAGAAGAACATCTGGCGCGGAGCAAGTCTCAAGGACGCCTTTTCTCGGTCCTCGTCTGCCGCCAACTGCCATGATTCGTCGTACATCGCCTTCAGCATAGGCACCCTCGGTAGGGCATCCGGTAGCTTAATCGACAGGTAATAGGCCAATCCAGCCACCAAGGCCGGGAGCAGGCGGAACGGGATGTCCTGAGTATTGACGCCGTTACCCGCGTCCTGAATACGGCGCAGCCGCCAGTAGACGAACGTGTAGAAATTACTCTGGTCTGGGGTAGGCCAGACGTTGATATTTGGGTAGGCCACCCCCGTAGTCGGCTCGGTAGCCCCTGACTGCCTATTGATCCAGACCTGAATGGGACGGCCTTGGGTCAGCTTGTTGGGGATGGTAGCGTAAGTATCTACGCTAATACGGGTAATATTGATGTCGGTCTGGTTGGAGCCAGTACCGGTACGGATGACGTGGTCCAGCAGATCAATGGTATCTGCCGGGAGGCTGTAGGTAACCGTGCCCTGAGTCATGGCTATGGACCCCTGTTCAATGGTCCACAGGTTTATCCCCTTATTTGCCCACTCTATTGTCAACAGGTTAAGGCTACGCCGCGCTGTACGCATGTCGTAACCCGTGCGCATCTCAGCACCGCAACGCTCAAAGGCTTCTTCAATCAGATTATTTAGGTCAAGATTGAAGGTTGTGGTACCGGAAGTGGTCACTTACTTACCTTTCTTGAAGCCCTTCAGCATCTTGGCAAAACGGGCCCGCTGACCAAGCTTACCGGGGGCTTTAGTAGCCTTAGCCAGTTTACCAGCCGCGATAGGCTCGCCCTTCTTGGCACCAAGGCTGGCCCGCAACGCACCGGGCTTCTTGATGGCCTTGGCAATGTTGAGCCTACCGCCCTTTTTCATGTAACCCATTTTGTTACGTACATCCGTGGGCAACTTAGACAGTCCGGGATTAGCGCTGGGATCAACCGGTTTGAGTGCCATTATCTGAACCCTTTCGTTTTGTTTGCGATATTCTTTGGCTGCTTAACGAATTGCTTACCCGCAGCTTTACCAGTTCGCTTGGCCTTTGTCGTCGCTGCATATTCCGCAGAAGACAAAGACTTTATCGCGTTCTCCGGTAAGTACCGTTCACCTGTCGCCTTGGGTCCCTGCGTCGATGGCTTACCGCTTTTGGTCCGCCACTTTTGCTGGGTCCAAGACTTCAGGCTCTGCTGGGATTTAGCAAGCCCGCTCACTTATAACCGCCGCCCTTCTTCTTGTACTGCAAGGCTAGCATCTGGGCTTTGCGGGCCGACCACTGACCCGGTGCACCGCCCTTACCACCAGACTTGATGGAGCTAAACAACGACTTACGCATACCCGGTTTGGTGTAGTTTCCAGCTGCGTTAACCTTTGACGTACCACCCTTGGCCTTACGACGACTTTCAGGGACGTACGGCTTCCCATCGGGACCCTTGACCAGAGGCTTA